TTGAGGTCAAGCGCAAGAGCGGCCAGTATATCGGCGCATTTGCCGTCTACGGCTATCTGAAAGATGAAGCGAACAAAAATCACCTGATCGTAGATGAATACGCCGCAGATATCGTGCGGGACATCTTTTCGTGGAAGCTGGAGGGCATGAGTCCGCAGGACATAGCCAGCCGTCTGAACCACAATGGGGTGCTCTCGCCTATGGAGTACAAGAAATCTCTTGGTATGAAGTTCGCCACTTCCTTTAAGGCGAACCCGCAGGCGGTATGGTCGGCCAACGCCGTGCTTCGTATCCTGAAAAATCCGGTCTACACCGGTGTGCTCATTCAGGGCAAGGAGACCACACCCAGCTATAAGGTGCGAAAGCGCGTCACAAAGCCGGAAAGCGAATGGGCAATCGTTTCGGACGCCCACGAAGCTATCATTGAGCGCCGGGACTTTGACAGCGTACAGAAGGCGCTCTCGTTGGATACCCGCCGCAGCCCCGGCGACAGCGCCGTGCAGCTTTTCAGCGGCATGGTGTTCTGCGGCGAGTGCGGCGCAAGCATGGTGCGCAAAACCGTTCCCTCCGGCAACAAAAAGTATGTCTACTACGTCTGCGCCGCGCACAAGCAGGATAAATCCTGTTCGCCCCACCGGATGCGCGACGAGGCGCTTGAACAACTGGTTTTGGACACGGTAAAGCAGTATATCCGGGACGTGGTTGATCTGGACGATATTCTTGCCATGACGGATACCGCCCCCCTGAGAACCGCAGAAGCCCAGAAGGTACAGCGGCAGCTTGACAAAAAGCGCTCGGAATATGAGCGGCTCCAGAAGCTGCTCATGTCCCTGTATGAAAGCCTTGCAGACGGCATCATCGACCGGGACGAATACGCAAGGCTCAAGCAGAATTACGCAGGACGCTGCGCCGAGTGCGAAAAGCAGATGGACGCCTTGCAGGAGACCCTTACGCAGATCAGGGAGCACGGCGGCGAGCACCGGGAGTGGATGGCGCAGTTCAGAAAGCACCTGAACATCGCGGAATTGGAGCGCAGCATCGTTGTGGCGCTGATCGACCGCATCCTCATTTACAGGGACAACCGCGTGGAAGTCCGCTTCCGCTTTGCGGACGAATTTGCATGGCAGACGGATATTCTCAGAAGATCACAAATACGGGAGGTGGTATAAGTGGCAAGAACGAAACGAAAGACAAACCCGGTCATTCCGGCGATGGAAGCTCCCGCACAGGCGCAGAAGCAATACCGCACTGCCGCCTATGTCCGCCTTTCCGTAGAGGACAGCGGCAAACCCGGCGCGGATACCATAGAGGGGCAGAAAAACCTGCTGCTCCGGTTCATCGAAGATGACCCAACGCTTACCCTGTATAGGCTGTTCTGCGATAACGGACGAACAGGCACGGATTTCCAACGTCCTGAATTTGAAAAGCTCATGGATGCGGTCAAACGTGGAGAAGTTGACTGCATCGTGGTCAAAGACCTATCCCGCTTTGGCAGAAACTACAAGGAAACCGGCAACTACCTGGAGCGCATCTTTCCATTCCTCGGCGTGCGCTTCATCGCCGTCAACGACGGCTTCGACACCCTCACCGCCCAGCGGGGCGCGGACGGCTATCTCGTTCCGCTGAAAAATCTCATCAACGAGGTTTACAGCAAGGACATTTCTAAGAAGTCCGGCTCCGCGCTGGCGGCGAAGCAGAAAAACGGAGATTTTATCGGGGCGTGGGCTCCCTATGGCTACCGCAAACAACCGGATAATCCCCGCAAGCTAGAGCCGGACGAAACGATGGCACCCGTTGTCCGGCAGATATTCCGGTGGCGAGCCGAGGGCGTGAGCGTCACGCAGATTGCAAGGCGGCTCAACGATGAGGGCGTACCTTCGCCCTCTGCCTACTTGTACAATACCGGTGTATGCAAAACGGAAAAGTACAACGGTGTGATCTGGTACGTTCAGACGGTCAAAAACATTCTGTCCCGGCAAGTCTACATTGGGCATATGGTGCAGGGCACAAAGCGGCAGTCCTTCTACGAAAACCGGGGCCAGTACATGAAGCCCAGAGAGGACTGAATCGTAGTGGAAAATCCCCACGAGCCGCTGATCGATCGGGAAACCTTTGACAAGGTTCAGGAACTTGCCCAGCGCAAAAAGACAGAATACTTTGACAATCTCGGCAGGTTCACGCATCTGGAAACCACCGAAAACATCCTCAAGGGGCTGGTCTGCTGTGCCGACTGCAAGCGTCCGCTGGTGCGGTACAAGAATGTGAGCCACGAAAAAAAGCTGTGGTACACCTTTATCTGCCCGACCCACGCCAACGACATTGGCAGCTGTCCGCTGAAAAACATCCGGGAGGACGCACTGTTCCCCATGCTCCTGCAAGCCATCCAGACACAGATTGCACTTGCCACCGATATGGAAGCCATTGTCCGCAGGGTGAACAGCTCCCCCAAATACAGGAAGCAGACCGCAACGCTGCAAGGCAGGCTGGACGCCGCGAAAAAGGCGCTCAAGCGCTGCAACGGCCTGTATGACAGCCTGTATCAGAGCTATGTGGATCAGCTCATGACCGAGCAGGAGTATATGACGCTGAAACGCCGCTACAAAGCGGAAGCCGAGGAAGCGGAGCGGCTGATCGAGGCTCTGACACGCCGGCAGGCAGCGGAAGCGGCGCACACGCCGGAAAACCCGTTCCTTGCGGCCTTCGGCAGCTTCCGGGGCGCGGATGCTTTGACAAAAGAAATGGCGCAGGCACTGATTGAGCGTGTGTATGTGGACGGTGACAGCAATATCGAGATCGTGTTCCGTTACCGGGACGAATATAAAGAACTCTGTACATATCTAGAAGGGAGGCAAGCTGACGTATGAGAACGGCGATATATCTTCGCATATCCAGCGAGGATGAGGATTTGCGAACCGGCGAAAAGAACGAATCCGAGAGCATATCCAACCAGCGCAGCCTCCTTCGGGAATATGTATCCGGTCATGCGGAGCTGGCCGGCTCTGAAATACTGGAGTTTTGTGACGACGGCTGGAGCGGTACGAACTTCGAGCGTCCTGCGGTAAAGGAGCTTCTGGAGCAGGTCAGGCGCGGGCAAATCAACTGCATCCTGGTCAAAGACCTCTCCCGCTTTGGTCGTGATTACCTCACCGTGGGCGACTACATTTCCCGCGTGTTCCCGTTCCTCGGTGTGCGCTTCATTTCCGTCAACGACGGCTTTGACAGCAGCAATCCGCTGGATATCGACAGCCTCGATACTTCGTTTCGGACGCTGATCTACGACCTGTACAGCCGTGACCTGTCCCGCAGGGTCAAAAGCGCAAAGAAGGCCAGAGCCGAACGCGGGGCGTTTCTCAGTCCCTATGCGCCTTACGGATATGTCAAAGACCCGGAGGACAAGAATCATCTTCTGGTAGATACGGAAGCCGCCGAGGTGATACGGCGCATCTTTCAAATGGCGGCGGATGGCGCAAAGACATGGCAGATCGCGGCAGCGCTGAACGGTGAGGGCGTAAGCTCTCCAAAGAACTACAAAGTCGAGGCGGGCTGCACAAGAACGCCGTGGCGCAGCATCCAAGAGGAAAACTTCTGGACGGCCAGTCTGGTTGCAAAATTCCTGCGAGACGAGCGGTATATTGGAAAGGCGGTGTACGGCAAACGAAGCCGGGATATTGTAGGCAGTACGCACACGGTCAAAATCACCCGCAATGACTGGATCGTTGTCCCCGACAGGCACGAGGCTATCGTGCCGGAGGCGCTGTTCGAGAAAGCGCAGGCTTGTATGCGGGAATACCGGGAATATGAAGCTGCGTCTGGCAGCGGCAATCCGCTGAAACGCAAGGTGATTTGCGGCGTATGCGGTCACGCCATGCAACGGGACAGCCGAAAGAACGGCTCCTACCGCTGTGTCACGAAAAGGCTGAATACCGGCTTTGACTGCTCGGAGGATAGAATCCCTGAGTCTGATATTCTGGATGCTGTCATTGACACCATACAGGTCTATGCCCAATACGCCGTCAGTATAGACAGACTTCTGCAAACAAGGCAGGCGCAGCGGCAGCTTGACCGCAAACAGGCGCAGCGACAGTTGCAGACCCTCCAGAGCCGGAAAGCCCGGCTTGATAAGCGGCTGCAAGACCTCTATGAAGGACTGGTGGAGGGCGAAATCTCCCGCGAGAGCTTCGCGGCGCAGAAGAAAGCTCTGACGGCGCAGGCAGAGGAAATCTCCCGCACGGTCTTGGAGCTGGAGCGCAAAATAAGCGGCAGCGACGACGGCAGCAATGCTGTAATCGAGCATTTCAAAAGCTATGCCGGGATTACGGCGCTGACCAGGGAAATCTCAATCGAGCTGCTGCAATCCGTCACCATCTACCCGGACGGGCGCATGGATATCCGGCTGAACCTTGCCGATGAGATTGAATCTCTGCTGGAAACCTTGCGCCGGGAGTCCTGTACGGCGTGAATTTATTAGTCCTTTCTGTACAGCAGCCGATAAAGGCATTACCGGCACAAGCGTCAAAAAGCGCGATGACTTCAACAGGCTGATGCGCCATTGCAAGCAGGGCAAGGTTGATATGATCATTACAAAATCGGTAGCCCGATTCGAACGAAACACCCTCGACTGCTTGAAGCACACTCGGATGCTGAAAGAACACAATGTGGACGTGTACTTCGAGGAACAAGGAATCCACAGCATTCAGCCAGGAGCTGAGTTCTATATCACGATCTACGGTTCCATAGCTCAAAGCGAATCGGAGAACATCAGCGCCAACGTGCGCTGGGGTAAGGCACAGAGTGCAAAAGAAGGAAACGTGCCGTTCCATTACAAGCGCTTCCTTGGATATCGCAGAGGCTCGGATGGAAAGCCTGAGATCGATCCCGAGCAAGCGGTTGTAGTCAAAAGGATCTACGAAAGATTCCTCGCCGGTGACAGCCTCGCCACGATAGCCAACGACCTCAATGCCGATGGGATTCCGACACCTTCAGGCGTCGGCCAATGGCAGCGAGGAACGATA